ATTGTAACCTTCGGGTTGATCAATGCCAGAGACAACAGTGCCTCCAACCTCAACCACGATGTTATCATGTCTCACGTCCCAACCAAGAGCAGCAACTGCTTTAATCAGGGACTCTTCTGTAAAAGTTTGTTGCATTAGAAACCAAAGATACCAAAGAAAAATACACTACCACTAGTAGCGTAGGAAATAACAGCAGCAACAAATCCAAGCATTGCTGTACGACCATTCAGTTTTTCTGCTCTTTCTGCATAGGACTCATAACCATAACGCTCTGCGTCGGTCTGTGAGATATACATTTGTGGTTCTTTGGCGTACATGTTTGTACGTCCACCATCCTCAGTAGTAACAGTCATGATTGTAAAGTTTTGCAACGGAACATAATTATATAGGAAATCTTAAAAGTTGTCAAGAGAACGTGATCACGTCCTGCCCAAAACCTGTATTGATTTCAACATTTCCCTGTGCTGCTTGAACAGTAGGGGAAGGATAGTCAAATTCCTCTGGATAGAGAGAACTGCTATCAAAATTATATGCATTGTCAGAGGGGTCTGGGATCCCCTCAGCGATGGTTTGAACACCTTGGTAGTGTCTCCACATCTCTTGCAGACTATTACGATCGAATGTGGGATCGTCAATTGCTGCTTTCAATGCACCACGCAATGCGTAGACTGCATTATCAAATTCGTTACGAACGTTTCTCATTGATCAGTATCCAAGTGTGATTTTACATTGTCTCTAACATAGCAGTTAACACCTGCTGGGTCCAACCATTTCGTGTATTCAAAGTCATCCATTGCTGTTCCCATCTGCATGGCATTATCACAAAGATACATGTCCTGGTACTTTCCAGTACGAGCACAGGTCTTTTGAATACGAAAGTCGGGAGTGCCATTGTCGAGAACACCTGTCTCAACGTAGCGATAAGGAAAGCGTTCTAGGAGAACAATCGGTGTCATGTATTGGTGAGATAACCTAGGCATATGATAGCACGTTAGAGGAAATGATACCACCCTGTTGCGATCAGTTTCTCTGATGTGTCCGATTGGCGACCCTTATGAGTATAAGTCCAGTCACTAGGCCAGATGACAGTCAAACCTTTCTCGGCAGGAATATATAAATCTTGGTGAAACCATTCGGTACCACCATCAGGCACGTCATTGAGGAATGTCATCCAGACTAGATGTCTATAAGTATTAGATCTACTTGATGACTGCCTTTCACAGTGCCACATGTGGTAACCACCACCAGGTTTATAGTATTGAAGATTGAAGAACTCTTCCATCTTCCAGATGTTTGTCTTGGAACACAAAGGAAAGCGATCGACATAGTTATTTGCTACACGATTCACTTCCCCAGTGAAGTCACGAACCCTGCTATCAGTAATTCCAATGAAGACAGGATTGTCTATGGAATCTTTGATAGCAGTGTTTACCATTCCACCACCGTTATCATCAATAGTCTCCCCAGGCCACTTCTCAAAAATTGTTTGAGTATTATAAAAGTCAACGATGCCGTCAACAACACCTTCGTCGATCTTCTCTGTGTAGATAAAATCAGTGCGAGGATGTGCTAAACGACCATCATAAAGTATCGGTTCTGGGGACAGTTTCATTTAGACAAGTACGTTATCTGCTATTAGGTGGTCAATAAGATAGGCATAATCTTCTTCAACATCTGAACCAAAGAACCTGACTCCTTTATTTTCATAAAAGCGACAGACCTGTGAAAACAGATGAGGATACTGGATTTCCAAGGAGATGTCTCCGTTGGCAGCATCGCGAAGGATTTGCAAACTGGTTGCAAATCTAGATTGGATCGTCATGATCGTCTCTCTCCTACTTATTCTACTGTGTTAGGGGGGCGTAACCCCTAGCGACTCAGGCTGGACTCGAACCAGCGACCGACTGCTTAGAAGGCAGTTGCTCTATCCAACTGAGCTACTGAGTCATAAAATTAACGCCAAGCAGGACCTTGAATCCATCCCACAAGAGATAGACGAGTGCCTGAGGTTACAGGAGCAACCATATGTAGATCATCCGAATGAAAAAAGATCATGTATGCAGACTTCAAGGGGACTTCTTGATTAATTAGATGGAACTCACCACCTTCAAAGGTATCATTCAGTAAGAGAGTAAATGATATCTTACGAACCTTCTGGTCATTCCGTTTGAAAGGATGCCATTCAGATTCATCTTGATGCCAGTCATAACGATGTCCTTCACTATACTTTGTTACCTGTAAGGGTTCAACAAAGTCTAGATCAAAAAACCAATTCGCTGCTTCATTCACACGAGTAGCATAAGACATGACAATATCATAGAGTTTTTGAGAGTCAATGAAGGCGACTTCACACTCTCTAACGTTCTCTATTTCTGTTGCCTTAAAATTCTGATGTTCTGAAACAATTTCATTGATCTGTTGGAACTCTTCGTCAGTCAGTTCAACAGTAACATAACGATCACGATAATTCATAGATGGATTTGATCCTTTCATTAACTGCATGTGCTGCCAGGTCGGCACCCTCCTCCACATGATCATGGAGTTCGTCAATCAGAAGTTCTAACATGTAGAAGTCTTCTGAGTCAAGATAGTCATCCATGGTTGCTCTAAGTCCAGAACTCTACTAATATATAGCAGGATGACTCTGATGTCAACCACCCTGTTGCAGTTGGATGCGTGGTACAACGTTGTGGGGTTTCATCTCTTTACCCATCACGTTCCATGAGACGATAGTCCTAGACACATCAGAGAAATTAGGTTCCTGTAAGTGATGTAGATATGATGGAAAGAATACAACGTCACCTTCCTCCACATCAGGCATGAAATCAATAACCTCACCATTAATAAAGTTAGTGAATGGTGCAATGAATGTAGTTGCTTTATGCACTCTGGGATCAAAATCTACATACAGAACAGCAGTGATACCAACAGGTCCATGATTATGGACACCATGAAACTTACCATCACTAGTAGTTTGATGCCACATTGCTACTACCTTTTGCATATCCAAACCAGTTTCGTCTCCCACTTGATCGTTGATAGGGGCACAGGCATCCATAACATCCCAATAATATTTGGGCATTGCTTTCTTTCTAACTAAATCATGGTAGTCGGTATCCATTTCGTGTAGAGATACTCGTCCATCCTGGATAATTGCTTGGGGACTGTTCTCATCACACTGAGATAAGATTATAGGTTTCCACTTATCCCAGTCAGGTACAGTAAACTTTTCAATTGGAATTGTAAACATTTTTAATAAACCATTCAGCATCTACAACCGCAAGGGGTTTCTTTCCATTCTTTTTCATGAAAAGAATAGGAGTATTATCTCCTGAGTTTGCACACGCTTGATCGTATGCATCATAGACATTGAGTTTCTCTACATTCTTACACTCGATACTGAATGGAAACTTCTGTCTAGCATCTCGTGCCATCATAATGTCTTCACCACCAGCACCCATGCTACGAGACTCAATGTCTTCGGGGTGAATATCTCTATGCTCAATAAGCATATCTCTCACCCACTGCTGGAACCTACGTCCCTTTGCCTTCGCACTCTGTGGTCGCATAATGTTTCTTGTACTTATAGTATATTTTGTAGTAGCGATTACACGCTTCTCTTATATACTTATAATCCTCATGCTCATCACCTACCAGAGCACCTAAGATCTGACAACACCCTTCCATATCAGAGATGAGTCTAAGATATGCAGTGGGGTGTGGATTGTCAGAATCAATATTCCACTGAGTCCTGATCGGCATCACGTTCTCTCATAAATTGTTCTACTTCTGCCCAGTCTTTTTCAAACTGAACCAATCCTTCACGAGTCAGTACATGATCATACATTTTCCAGAATACTGCTGGTGGCATGGTAACTACATGAGCACCATACAGGAAACAACGGGAGACATGATGTACATCTCGTAGTGATGCAGCAAGGATCTGAGTCTCAATACGATGAGTAGCATAGACACCTGCAATTGCACGTACCAGTTCAACACCACTGACACTATTGTCATTACATCTACCAACAAAAGGTGATACATATCTAGCACCTGCTTTGGCAGCAAGGATTGCTTGTGCAGTAGAGAAGATAAGAGTCACGTTGACATCAATCTCATTGTCAGAAAGAGTCTTACATGCTTTAAGTCCTTCCACATTACAAGGAACTTTAATTGTAATGTTTGGATTGATTTGGATATAAGAATCTGCCATGGCGAGCATCTCTTGTTCTGTATCACCAGACACTTCTGCTGAGATAGATGCTGTCCAAGGAAACATGTCCGAGATTTCTTCAAGCACTTCGTCAGGATCGCGTCCTGCTCTCAACATCAACGTAGGGTTAGTAGTGACTCCATCAATAAGACCAGTTTCTAATGCCTTATTGATTTGATTAACATCACTGCTATCCAAAAAGATTTTCATTGTAACCTCGGTAATGTAAGAAAAAGGACCCAATAGGGTCCTCAGTTGTTAAGTTCGTTCAAACAGTTTCGGGATTAGGGACAACCTTACGGTTGACTCTGGTCCCACGATACATGAGATCAAATCTTTGCTTAGCAGTTTGCTCAGCAAGGACCTTCTCTTTGTACTGCTCGGTGTCATATGAGACACCACGGTAAGTGACTTGTGCCATGGATTTACTCCTGAAAGTGAGGTGGTTAGACCCCGTTCCTTCAATCGTATGCGTCCCATGGGTAGCAATCAGGCGTTGATTCCTTCATGACCTCAATCAATTCCACCTTGTATTCAGGAGGAATATTCTCATTTG